AGTAACCGCTGATAGCGCTTGCTGATTGCATCATCGGTTACATGAGGAAAGGAGAAGTTTTTATGAATCTGAAACAGGAACTGAATTTGCAGCTGTTTGCTGACGCGGGTACGCTGGTGAATGCCAGCGGCAATTATGTGAACGCGTATTCCGGCGAGACAAATGCCTTCCCGGAAGGAGGCGGCATGACGGCGTCCATGAAGACGTTTTACGACACGGAACTGCTGGAAAACGCACGGCCAGAACTCATTCATACGCAGTTTGCCCGCAAGCAGGCGCTGCCTGCCGGCCGCGGCAAGACCGTGGAATGGCGCAAGTGGAACACGCTTGAGGACGCGGGCGCGCTGACCGAGGGTGTGATCCCGACGGGTCAGAAGTTCGGCCAGAGCGCTGTGACGCAGGCGATCACCCAGTACGGCACCTATGTGTCCGTGTCCGATCAGCTGGAACTGCACGCCATTGACGATGTGATTTTGGGCGCGGCGGAGGAATTGGGCGCGTCTGCCGGTACGACGCAGGATAAGCTGGTGCGCAATGTCGCCGCAGCAGGCACGAACGTGCAGTACTGCGACAAGGTCGGCACGAACGGCGCGCATACCGCCGTAACCAGCCGCGCGGGGCTGGACACCACCGCAAAGCTGACGCCGGACGAGGTCAACAAGGCGGTGACGCTGCTGAAAAAGCTCAAGGCCCCGAAGATCGACGGCAAGTATATCGCCATCATCCATCCGTCTGTGGCATACGATCTGCGCTCGTCCGAGGCCTGGATCGAGGCGCACAAGTATGCGGGTCTGACGGAGCTGTTTACCGGCGAGATCGGCGAGCTGCATGGCGTGCGCTTCATCGAGACGACCGAGGCCAAGATCTTCAACGGCGAGGGCTGCCCGGTCAAGACGGAGGCGGACGAATCCAAGGGCACGCCTGCGGTGTATTACAGCGTCTATGCGACGCTGTTCCTCGGCAAGGACGCCTACGGCATGATCGACCCCGAGGGCGGCAATCTGGAGATGATCATCAAGGATAAGGGCCAGGTCGGCGGACCGCTCAACCAGTTCTCGACGCTGGGCTACAAGTTCTCCAGCGCGGCGAAGATCCTGTATGAGGACCGTATGGTGCGCGTGGAAAGCTGCGGCGCGTATTCTGCCGAGGACGAAGCAAACTGAGGAAACAAGATGGAGACCGGCGCAAGCCGGTCTCCGGAAAAGACGGGACAGAAAAGGAGAATTGCTATGGAAAACGCATTTGCAGTCATGAAGACCATCACACTGCCGCGCGCGGGCGGCACGGAACAGCAGTCTGAGTTCGTCTGCGTCAACGGACGCACGTTTCAGGTGCCGCGCGGCAAGGCGGTCGAGGTGCCGGAGCCGGTGTATGAGGTGCTGGAAAACGCAAGACGGCAGCTGGAGGCGGCACGGAAGCTCGAGGATGAGCTGGCCGCCGGCTGAGGGCTGCGGACAGAAGAAAGGAGGCGGGGCGCATGACCATCCGCGAGGCGCTTGAGACGGTCGACCGGCTCAAGCCCAACCAGTATGGGAGCGCGGACAAGCTGCGCTGGCTGTCGGAGCTGGACGGGGCGGTGTACCGCGAGATCCTGACGCAGCATGAGACGCAGACGGCGGCGTTCACGGGCTATACGCCGGAGGCGGATCTGGACGGGACGGTGCTTCTGATCGAGTGGCCGTATGACGAAATTTACCGGTGGTATCTGGAAATGAAGATCGACGACGCCAACGGGGAGATGACGAAGTACAACAATTCTGCCGCCAAGTACAATATGTACTATCAGGCGTACCAGAACGCGTACAACCGGGCGCATCTGCCGAAGAGCGAAGCGGCGTATATCAAGCTGTAGGGGGGGATAGCGGGATGTTTTATCCAAAGCTGACGGAGCAGCGGCAGCAGACGCTGACGACCGAGGCGTTTCTCGGCTATGACCACGATCTGAAGCTTTCTGACGGGGAATTCTACGACATGGAGAATCTGACGTCGGACTGCTATCCGCTGCTTGCGCCGAGAGTGCGGCGGGGGACGGTGCAGGCGCTTTCAGGGGTGCAGGCGATCTGCGCGCGGGACAGGCTGTGCTGGGTGCAGAATCAGGTTTTGCATATCAACGGCGCGTCCATGGAGGCGTATATGCCGTCGGTGAACATCAAGGCGGGAGAAAAGCAGCTCGTGTCCATGGGCGCGTATCTGTGTATCTTCCCAGACGGAATTTACTTCAACACGGAGGATTATTCCGACAACGGGTACATGGGGCATGAGAATACGGTCGACGCGGCGGAAACGCCGATCAGTGTGTCGCTGTGTCTTGCGGACGGGCAGGCGCTGACACTGAGCTTCTCGCAGGCGGCGCAGCCGGAAAGCCCGTCGAACGGGCAGTACTGGCTGGACACGTCGGGGAGTCTGCACACCATCAAGCAGTGGGCCGAGGCCTCGGGGCAGTGGGTGTCCGTGCCGACGGTGTATGTGAAGCTGGCGGCGAACGGCATCGGCAAGGGCTTCAAACAGTATGACGGCATTGAGATCTCCGGGCTTTCCGGGAACGAGCAGCTCAAAAAGCTGAACGGCAGCCAGATTTTATACGGCGCAGACGAGAGTTCTATCGTCATCGTGGGGCTGATCGACCAGGCAGCGGAGGTCACGAGCGGGACGGTGAAGACGGCCCGGCGCGTGCCGGATATGGACTTTATCACCGAATGCGGCAACCGGCTCTGGGGCTGCAAGTACGGTGTGGCGGACGGGAAGACGGTGAACGAGCTTTACTGCTGCAAGCTGGGCGATTTTAAAAACTGGGCGTGCTACCAGGGGGTGGCGACGGATTCGTGGCGGGCCAGCTGCGGCACGGACGGAAAGTGGACGGGCGCGGCGACGCTGGCAGACAGTCCGGTGTTTTTCAAGGAGGACTGCTTCCACCGGGTCTATCCGTCGGCCTCGGGCGCGCATCAGGTCGTGGTGCAGAAGTGTGCGGGTGTGCAGAACGGGTCAAGCAAGAGCCTCGTGGTGGTGGACGACCGGCTGTATTACAAGTCGCGCATGGGCGTGTGCGTGTACGACGGGAGCCTGCCGCAGGAGATCGGCGGCTGCTTCGGCACGGTGCTGTATGCCAACGCGGCCGCGGGCGGTGTGCGCGGGAAATACTTCATCAGCATGGAGGATGCGGCGCACAGCTGGTCGCTGTTCGTCTACGACACGCGCAAGGGCCTGTGGCACCGGGAGGACAGCACGCACGCAAGCGAGTTTGCGCGGGTCGGCGACGAGCTGTATTTTCTTGAAAATGGAACGCTCAGGACCGTTTACGGCACAGCCGGGACGAAGGACGGGCCGGTCGGGTGGATGGCGGAGACGGGGATCATGACGTATGGCCTTGTCGGAAAGAAATACGTCTCGCGCATCAATCTGCGGATGCAGCTGCCGAAGGGGTCGAGCGTCGATTTCTGGGTTCAGTATGATTCGGACGGCGTGTGGCGGCACTGCGGGCACATCGAGGGCCGGGGACTGCGTACCTTCCTGCTGCCGGTCCGGCCCGCAAGGTGTGACCATCTGAAATTCCGGCTGACAGGGAAGGGCGAGATGAAGCTGTTCAGCCTAGCGAGAGTCCTGGAGGCGGGAAGCGATGCGTAAGACGGGAGGTGCAACATGGGTAGTCTGACACTGGCATACCCGTCCATCGCGGGGAAGACGACGCAGGAGCAGCTGGAGAGCATGCGGCGGTATCTGTGCAGCGTGACGGAGCAGCTGAATCTGGCGGACTGGTCGGCGAAGGCGGCGCTGACGGAGATCGCGCAGGCCATCGACGCGGACGGGCTTTCCGAGGAGGAAAAGAAGACGACGCTTTCCGGCTATGCGGCCTTAAAGTCCCTCATCATCAAGACGGCGGATTTTGCGGCGGCGAATTCGGAGGTCTGGTCGGCGAAGCTTGCGGGGAATTATGTCGCGGCGTCGGACTTCGGGACGTATCTGGAAAAGACGCAGCTGACGATCGAGGGCAATTCCGTCGGGATCAAACAGCTGTATGATTACACGGCGGGCGTGAACAACGCGTTTTCCGTGAATGCGCAGCAGTATATCAAGACGGGGCTGCTGTATTACAACGACGTGACGCCGGTGTACGGTGTGGGCGTGGGCAATATCGAGACGACCGTAACAGATGGCGGCGGAAGGATCGTCGACCGGACGAAAAACGAACTGCTGACCGTGACGCCGAAACGCATTTCCTTCTGGCAGGAGGGGATGGAGGTTGCGTATCTGTCGGAGAAGAAGCTGCATTTCCCGTCCGGAACACTGGAGGCGTACAACGCGAAGCTGACCGGGACGATCACGGCGGCGGCAGGCTCGGCCTTTGGGCCGTGGACGATCTCGGACGGGAGCATCTACCGCGTGGAAAACGTGTTCGGCAGCAGCGCGGGTATGTATTTCGGGACGGGCGGCCTCTCCGTATCAGACCGGTTTCAGGTGGACGCGAACGGATATCTGACGTGCTCCGGCGCGACGATCTCCGGCGCGATCAGGGCGACGAGCCTGAATGTGACGGGCGCAACCATCACGGGGCTTACGGTCGATGCGGCGAGTGTGACAGGCAATCTGTCCGCGTCGCGCATCAACGGCGGCATTCTGGATTTCAACAATTTTTCGGTCAATCACCTGTCGGCAAACGACATTACGACGGGGCTTTTATCGGCGGATTATATCAAGCTGGGCGGCGATATGGCGGTATACGATGCGCTGAACAGCGGTACTGTCGGCGGATGGCTCGGCTATACGACGGGCGCTTACGGCGGCGCGGGGATCCATATGCAAAGTGGGCTTGGCGAGGTCGTGGCGACGGCAAGCGGCGCGAAGCTCTGCTACGGCGGCAATACGCTCTCCGTCACGGAGGGCGGCGCGCAGACGAACTGCCGAACGGCGGTAGGCGGCGATCTGGTCGTGAGCGGCAGCACGGCGCCGTCTGTTGACGGCGCGGGATCGCTCGGGTTTTCCGATTACCGGTGGTCGGTCGTGTACGCGCAGACGGGCACGATCACTACATCTGATCGGGAGAAGAAGACGGACATTTCGTATGCGCTGGAACGCTATGACGCGCTGTTTGAGAAGCTGCGTCCGGCAAGCTACCGGCTGAAAAGCGGCACGTCCGGCAGGACGCACACGGGGCTTGTCGCGCAGGATGTGGAGCAGGCGTTGCGGGCGTGTGGCCTGACGGGGCAGGACTTCGCGGCCTTTGTGAAAACGCAGAGGGAAGACGGCGGCGCGGACTACGGCCTGCGCTATGAGGAGCTGATCGCCCTGTGCATCCGGCAGATCCAGATGCTGCGGGAAAGAGTGAGGAAATTGGAGGAAACGGCATGAGTAAGCTTTCGAATGCGATCGGCGCGCTGCGTATGGGGCTGGTGGAGGCGATCAACGCCTCCGGGCTTCCGCCGTGCGTCGTCGGAATGGTGCTCGATCAGGTGCGCACGCAGGTGCAGCTGCTCGAAGCGCAGGAGGACGCGGAAACAGAGGAGAAAAAGGAGGAGGACAATGGCGCTTTACAGAGTGCAGGGTAACGGAAAGGCTCCGGCAGGGCTGCAGGCGGGCGACGAGGTCGTGACGGGCGGCGGCACGTACCGCATTCTCGGCGTAAACGCAGACGGCAGCTACCGCAGCTCGCTCAGCAACAAATATCAGACGATCTATAACTATCGCGGCAGCTACGGGACGCCTTCTGCCGGTCAGACAGACGCGGCGCAGGTCAGAACGCCCGGCTATACGCCGTCCGGCGCGGCAAGCGAGGCGAAGGCGGCGCTGGACCGGGTGCTGTCGGAGAAGCCCGGCAGCTATACGTCCCGGTGGGACAGCGAGCTGGACGCGCTTTATGACCAGATCGCGAACCGGAAGGCGTTTTCCTACGATCTGGGGGCAGACCCGATGTACCGGCAGTACCGGGAGCAGTACCAGAGCGCGGGACGGCTGGCAATGGAGAACACAATGGGTGCGGCGGCAGCGCTCACGGGCGGCTATGGCTCAAGCTACAGCCAGCAGGCGGGGCAGCAGTCGTACAACGCGTATCTGCAGAAGCTCAACGAGGTCGTGCCGGAGCTCTACGCGCAGGCGCGCAGTCAGTATGACCGCGAGGGCTCGGCGCTTTCCGAGCGCTATGCGCTCATCAGCAGCCGTGAAAAGAGCGACTATGACCGCTACCGCGACCAGGTGTCGGATTATTACGCGGCACTGTCCGACGCGCGCGGCGCGTATCAGAGCGAGGCGCAGCGCAGCGAGAATCTGGCGCTGCAGTACGCGAAGCTGGCGAACGACAATTACTGGAACGAGCTGAACTATCGCTCCGACCGGGAGGACGCGGCGAACGCGCAGTACTGGAAGCAGCTCGCCTACGCGGACAAGCAGGCTGCGGCGGCAGAAAAGGCGGCGCAGGCCCGGCAGAAGGCGGCGCAGGCGGGCACGGCGAAGGACAAGCAGACAAAGCGCTCGTCTTCCCTTGCCAGAGGCAGAGGCGAAAAGCGCGGCAGAACGGCGCCCGGCACGGCGCGCCGCGATGAGATCAACTGAAAAGGCCGGAAGGAGGAGAACAGATGACAAAGCTTCCGGGCGCAAAGCCAAGCCCGCGCATTGCGGGCGGTGTGCTGCGCTGGTATGCGGGCGATACGTTTTCCGTGACGCTGGCGCTGGAGCTGCGCGATCAGGACGGCGATCCGGTCACGGTCGGCGCGTCCGACAGTCTGACGGTCAGCTTTTTTGACGCGTCGCACGCGCCGGTGCATACGTTTCAGTTTGACCGCATGACAGGCGGGCAGGCAACGCTGACGTTTGACGATACGGTCAGCGCAAAATTTCCGAAGGGTGCGTATTTCTATGACATTTTGTATACGCACGGCGACAAAACAACGCTTGCGCGGGACAACCGCGCGGCGGCAGAGTGAGGTGCGGATATGCGGGTAGAGATTCCGAATGCGATCACAGTGACCATTGGCGGACTGATCTCCAGAGGCGTGAAGGCGGTTGAGGTCACGGACGGGGGACGGCTCGTCTTCACGCTGACGGACGGCAGCACCGTCGATGTTGGAAGCGTCGTGGGGCCGCAGGGCGAGAAGGGCAGCACCGGCGCGCAGGGCCCGAAGGGCGATACCGGCGCGCAAGGCCCAAAAGGCGAGACGGGTGCACAGGGGCCAAAAGGCGAAACAGGCGCGCAAGGGCCAAAGGGTGAAACAGGCGCGCAGGGTGAGAAGGGCGACACCGGCGCACAGGGTCCGAAGGGCGGCACCGGCGCACAGGGCCCAAAGGGCGACCCTGGCGAACGCGGCCCGAAGGGGGAAACCGGCGCACAGGGCCCGAAGGGCGAGACTGGCGCGGGCTTTCTCGTGAAGGGGTATTATGAGACGGCCTCCGCGCTGGAAGCGTCCGTGCAGGCGCCGATGGCGGGCGACGCTTACGGCGTCGGTACGTCGGAGCCGTATGACATTTATATTTTCGACGGCGTAACAGAGAGCTGGATCAACAATGGGCCGCTTCAGGGCGCAAGGGGCGAAAAGGGAGACAAGGGCGACCCCGGCGCGGACGGTGCGCCCGGAAAGGACGGCGCACAGGGCCCGGCGGGCGCGGACGGTACGCCGGGGCAGGATGGCACAACGTTCACGCCGTCTGTTTCTGCAGCCGGTGTTCTCAGCTGGACGAACGACGGCGGGAAGCAGAACCCGGCCAGCGTCAGCATCAGAGGCCCGGCGGGGACACCCGGGCAGGATGGGGCTGCCGGGCCGGCAGGTGCGGACGGTGCGCCGGGACAGGACGGCACGACCTTTACGCCCCATGTTTCCGCAGCCGGTGTTCTCAGCTGGACGAACGACGGCGGAAAACAGAACCCGGCCAGCGTCAGCATCAAAGGCCCGGCGGGCGCAGCAGGCAAAGACCCGGAGCCGTTTTATGTGACCTGCACGCTGTCGGGGCAGGATGTGTACGACGAGGGTGCTACACATGATAAGTCATTCGCTGAGATCCTGGCCGCCCATCAGGCAGGGCGGCCATGCCGTGCAATTTTGACGCTGGCCGGGAGCACTGGTGATGATACCGTGCTGCTTCCGCTGGCGGAGCTGAACGCGAACGCCACTGACGGGTATGTGAAATTTGCGCTGACAGAAATGACGCAGGGCGATACGCCGGAAGAGCTGAGGGTCTGCTATGCGTGGATCCATTCGACGGACGCTGCGGAGGGCTTCTGGGGGAGCAGATATACGCTGTCCGGCGATGAGACTTTCCTGCCGGATGTGACGGCCTCCGACAACGGAAAGTTCCTGCGGGTGTCCAATGGCGCATGGACAGCAGTGACGATCACGAACGCGAATGGAGGCAGCTTCTGATGGCGGAATTTT